ACTTCAAGTTCTGATAGAATTTCGAACCATTCCCTTCTCGGGATGGATTTGATGTGAAACACTGGCGGGGTTTGTTCGTTCCTGAGTTCTTCGGGCGTGTAATTCCTCTTGCGCCTTGACATTGCTGTCGCTTTCATGTTGATCTCCTGGTTAATTGTTTTAGAAGAAGCGCCTTGAGAGACGCTCAGCCGAAAAGGAGCGTCCGGCTACCCACTTAAGGGCTTGGGAACCAGGACCCACCGGACGAAAAGACCTGGTTGAGGCAAATCACAAAAAGCTTACATTGATCGTGTTGGCATCCACTCCAGACGGTGCAAGCGCCGTATATGCAATGTCGTACTTATAGATGCCGCTATCAACCGACTTGGGTGTTCCCGTATATCTTATTGCCGGCATACTGATCGCCACTGCATTTCCTACAGAACTCCTGACGGCAGCTATCCTTAAGGCTGCCGTCGTGTCAGCTCTAAAGTCAGTCTCTGGCTGTATATCTTCCATCTCAAGGGAGAAAGATCCAGAGATCATGCCTCCGGTCCTTATTATTTCAGTAATTCCTTCCGTCGTAACCGCCAGAGACTTATAATGCTCATTCGTGATCTCCAGAGAAGCGTTGCTCACATTGTAGACCGTGCCCCCTATCTCAAACTCCATCAGAACCGCGACCAGAGGGTCCTGACCGTCATACGTTGCGGCCCCGCCAAGCCCTGTGGCAGAGGCTTGGGCTACGCCAGCCAGTGTCTTCTGTGCGCCGAAGGTGAATTGGGGGCGAATGATTTCTCCTGTAGTAAAATCCATTGTCAACTGCGAAACCTTGCAGCCAGGGAAGCCGTATACATACGTGTCTCCCTGCCAGAATTTCGCATAGAAACTAACTTGCTCAGTCAGTGCCGGCTTGTATAATGTAGATGCCCGTGAGACTGTCATCCCCGTGGGAGGGGCTACCCCGAGAGCAGGAGACACAGTGAGCGCGTCAGTTGCAATGCCCGTGATCCATGTAACCCCAAATGCATTTGTCGTGTCCTGCACGACGATAACATCCCCGACAACAAAACTGCCTGCGGCTACACCACCAGTGGTCAGTTCTACCACAGTAGTTGTCGATCCTGTAGTTGTGGTAGAGGAACCGGCAATTGTAGACACTGCCCCTATCGCGGACTCCCATAAGACAGAACTTTCCGGAGCCCCACCTGTGGTCCCTTTGCCAGCGAGTTCCATCGTGACATTACCAGAGACATCCGTCTCGGCGCCCCTGACTTGAGGAAGTTTGAAGAATGAATTCCTCAATACATTCCTGTCCTGCATGTCAGGGTTATAGGATGGCATCTCCAACCCTTCGTCTGCGGCTATCGCATCAGCAGCAACCCAAGACCCTGGGTCCGTGCCATAGACCGTCTCCTTCTTTGCCGCAAATACACTTTTGCGTTCCAATATGTTTGCCATTTTTTCCCTCCTTCTTTAATTTTGGGCAATAAAAACTCGGGGACTTAAAAGCTCCGCGCTCTCAATTGCTATGTTTTTGTTAGTCGATGCGTTTTTTTTTTATTAACTACTGATTCCGAACTGGAAAGCACCTTGTCAACACAGGCTGATAGGTGGCTTGCATAATCCTTACCTTTAAGGCGCACAAACTCTTCCAGTGCCTCCACGATGACCTTCCTGCTCTGCCTCTCCGGCAGACAATCCTGTAGGCGTGCTACCGCTCCGTTAAGATCACCTACCAGTCTGTAACTCTCCATTATGTTTTCAATATCTTTCTTCATTGATAATACCTCCTAATTATCTCCTACGGGCTCTCTCTTCTTTACCGCCAATGGCACAACTAGATAATAAGCACCCTCAATCTGAGGGTGAAAATAAAACCTCGTGTCCTGAAGTCTCGTATCGGTTATGGTTTCTCCGGGTGGTAGATTCCCAAGCAGTTCCAAGTTTCTTTCCAGTGCCCTCCGAAGCATCTTAGAATACTGAGTCTTCCTCGTTTCTGCAGACTCCTCGTCATCATCATAATAGAGCGCTATGACAAGGAACGGATAAACAGCGTCCTGCCTTGTATGTGGAAGCGTGCTTCGCGTCCAGTTTTCAAGCATCTGGTAGACATAAATCCCCCTTGAATCGTCAATGTAATTGAAATTCCTGCCCATACCCTTGCTCACCTTCGACTTGTAGCCAGCGTCAGATACTGTGGCTTCCTGAAAGACGCTCCCCATGGTGAGTGATGTGTCAGACTCTATTGACAGTACCCTGTACCATTCTGGAGACCCTTCAACCCTGATGTAGTCTCGTGATGCAACTTCCGAAGTAAAGGCAGTACCAGACCCTGAGACGGTATCTGATGCGTTGGTAAACGTAAGAGTCCCAGTCAAAGCCACATTGAATTCGGCGTGAATATCTGCATCGTTGCGGAGTTGTTTTACTATGGCATCCTGAACACCTTCAGCACTCATTGCTTGTCCCCCCTCCTAGTGGACTACCATAACTGGATCTGGGTCTGCACCAGTCCTATACAAAGCCCCTGCAGTTAACCCCCCAGCTATGGCTGCCGCATTGTTCGCATATACTGGCAAACCTACAACTTGCAGGGGAGAAGTCGGGCTGTTCGTCCCAATGCCGACCTTGCCAGAAGGGTCTATGAACACATGTTCCGTAGAGCCCCCCCCAGCGGCGAGAACAATGGGACCTGATGCATGATAATTTTTAATCCATACTTGTTGGGGTAGACTGGCATGATCGGACTGATATGCGACAAACCCCCCTAAACTAACACCGCTATCTTCCAAAATAACATATGTGGCAGCCCCAGAAGAGGTTGAATTGCTTATGATTCCAGCGCTAGAACCTTCCACCCTTAAGTCTGCCACCCCCAAGACAAAAGTTACATCACCATTATCAGTAGTAAAATTTAATTCAGCTCCAGGGACGGGACTATCGAACAAAAGCCCTCCCCCATCATTGTCTCTAATGTTTTGTCCATTGGCAAAAAGTAACGCGAATGGCTGGTCTATCCTGATGTCGCCAGAAACATGAAGCATCGCAGCGGGGGTATCGAGTCCTATCCCTACATTGCCGTTCTGTTTGATAACCATGCGTCGAGTATATGTCGGGACAGTATCAGCAGTGCCAGACGGAGCAGTATAGAATCCAATGTCTCCGGCGGCTGCAGTTGTCGATATGTCGATATTGATGTATGCACTCCCTCCAGTGCGGGAGTATTTTGGTGAAGCATCTGAATAGTATCCATTACCCATAAAAAAGCATTGAGCGTCGTTTGTGGCAAGTCTTAGAGCTGCGCCATTAGTAACCCCGCCTCCCCCATAGTCCACCATAAATTCACCAAAGCCAACAAACAATTTTGAATAAGGGCTGGTAGTCCCCACCCCGACCTTTGTGCCGAGTGTATTGTTTGCTATCAATACCTTTTCAGCCCCATTTGTCGTGACAATCTTGAAGTAGGAATTAGACCCCTCTTCGATCACGAATGCTGAGGCTAGGTTGTCCTCAATGGTGACAACGTCGGTGACAAACTCATCTGAATACAGACTTACATCGTACCGCCATTGTGTCGTATATCCGATTTTCTCTATTTTTATATCGTAATCACCCGCAGGAGCATAGAACCATAATCTTCCCGATGAATCCGTTGCAAATGGATTTGCCTTGCCAGTCCCAATCTCATCTGAATATATCGTGGAGACATTTGCAGTGCCAGCGTCATAAACTGTGACGGTTGCTGATGGGATGACATCTCCATTTGTGCGTTGCACTACATCTTCAAATTTTTGCATCTCTTCAGTTCCCCTTAAAATCCCTGCAGTTTTCTTATCAGATCAAATACGTTATTTACTGAGTGTTCTGCATATTGCTCAGCCACGACATATCCAGCCGCCTCAAGGTTCTTGATCATCTGGCTCTCCGATAAATTGGCCGCAGCAGCACTTCCCTCCGCCCTTATCATTGCCTCTTCAGGGGTTTCAGAAATCTCTTTGCCGAACAGAGCGGCATCCCTTTCTGCCGATGCCAGAGACTCTGTCCCGCCATCGGCCATCCTTGTCTCTTCAAATAGAGATTTGGTAAGCGACGGGTTGTTCTCTGCCGCAGCAAGGAGCAGGTTTTCTACCGATTTTGTGACCATGTCTACATCCTGGTCATCAAGGTACATCCATTCAATCTTTCTGCCGCCTTCGGAGGTATAATCGATTGTGTCGAGTTTTTGCGGCGGCGGATATTTTGGCCTAGCCATATCTGAAAACAGGAACTCAAGGCCTTCCGTGCTCCACTTGAAGCAGGCAAGGACGTGATTCGATTCATCTCTCATGGAAACATGCCCTGAACCCTGCGGCCACATGCCCTTGAGAAAAACCTTGCCGCCATCTTGCCCAGACTCAGCCGTTATAGAGTTAAACGTTGTCCCCGTTAAAAAGCCGGGCTCAGGCCCATACGGAAACCGTCCTTCCCCAAGAGCTGCCTCACGCTTCCTCTCTTGCCAGTTGCTCTCGCTGTTCGTTTGAGTTCTGAACCTTTCGGCGTATTTTCCCTTGACCTGTTTTCGTGCAACACGCGAGGCGAGACTATTAACCATTTTCGGGCTCATGGCTGTGATCAGCCTGTTTATCGTGGCATCAACCTCCCTGAAATCAGGATGTAAACCTATATGAATGGCCACTATTCCACCTTAACCGGGATCTCCACCAGCCCTTTTGCAAAATAAGGATTGATCTCGCCCGATATCTTCAGCCTGTTGTTGTCTTCGTCTGTAAGAACCGACTTTCTGTCTATGCCGTTGGGCTGACAATAAAGATAATACGTCCCGTCCTTACCTCCGAACCCAGGAAGAACCACACCCATATCAGACATCTGCATCGTCCCCCCGTCAGTGATCAAACAGGGCACTCCTGTCTTCGTCGTCGTGAACTGCTTCGTTGTCCCATCGTAATCTTTGACGGTGATCGTATGATTACATCTAGCGACACGGGCATTGAATTTAAAGAACTGTCCAGCCCGCTCATCCTCAACTAGATTCACTATAAGATAGCTGATTGTTTGATTCTTAAATGTAACTTGAACCAGATCCCCGAATGTTGCCCCGCTATCCGTTGGAAGCCATGCCTCGAACTCAAAAGATGCCGATGCGGACCTGGCTTTAGGGCTGACAAGGATATAGGTGTCAAGGTCTCCGGCTGCCCTGACAATAGATGCCGGCAAGCCCACCTTTGCTATCGCAGCATCAACCTTGCTCATTCCAGCCGACCATCCTCATGAACTCCTGCTTCTCGTCACTATTCAAGCCACAAAAAGCCTCAAAAACCCTCTGCACTGCACTCTTACTGAAGGGGTCCCGACCTTGAGACTCCCTTATCTCTCGCTTAATGTCCTGCCTGCCAAGAGTCAATATTTTAGGCATCCATTCATCTATATTGTCTTGATTTATAACCTTGCAAACAGCATCAAGCGCCGTATAGTCTCTGCCTGCGATTTCTTTCAGTTCCTTCTCCGACAATTCCAGTTCCAGTATGTACTTCTGGTAAAGCCGAACTGATGTCATCCCAAGGTTGTATGAAATGCCCTCACTCGCAAGAAAGTCAGGCCACCCCTCTGCATACCCTGTCCACAGCTCATACTCTCTAAAGGTGTAAAGAAGCGCCCCCATTGTAAAAATGCCGACGCCTAGCACCTGTTTTGCCTGTTGAAGACGCTTATAGAGGACGTGTGCCGGGTCAGACTCGTTATCGCTTACAACAAGAACATCATTAATGGGCGACATCAATTATTACCATAATAAGGAGTGCCTACGGCATCGTCTTCGATGCCGCTAGACTGAGATGTCATGCTGGCGAAATGCTCCCCGGCATCAACAAGAAGATGGGCAAAGTTAGGGTCCTCCTTGGCCTTCTGGAAGTCCTGTTCTTCCGGGTCTATCACCTTGTCGCGAAGGTTCCTTACTACTTGGTTGAGCTTAATACCCTCTACATCGAAGCCGGTGGCGTTGGCAGCAAGCTGATCGTAATAGCACCACAGCGCCATCATCCTTAGTAGCCAATGCTGCTTTGGAGCGTAATCTGTATCTGAGGCTATGGGGTTGGAATAGCCACACCTGGATACGGCATAAGTATAAGATCGCTCTACGTCGTCAATGGTATATGAAGACTCGATCTTCTTTGCCGTATTAAGCGCAAGCTCTTTCAGCTTTGGAAGAGTGTAATATGTTGCGGACATTTACACCTCCGCATCTTTTCTGGTATCGAGGAGGAGTTGTATCAGTTCTTTTCTTTTAAGTTTATCTGGCGGGTTCACTCCGAAGACTTCTATAAGTTCTGCAATCATATCCTGCATCTGCATGAAATTTGGATGCTTCAGTTTTTTTGTTTTCTTTTTTTCGCGACGCGCTTCTTTCTCAACTGCTGGAGCCTCCGGTTCAGTCTCTCTATGTTTTTCTGTAGACTCTCCGTGGGTAAAATTGCAGATCACGACCCCCTGCTTCAGGTCCCCCCTGACTGCCCACGCCCTGAATTGTTCGAACCATTTATCCCCTTCTCTAACGATGTCTCCCACTTTCTTGTTGAGCACATTTATGTTAACTCGTATCATTTTATCCTCCTGGCTTGTCTTTTTTTGAAGGTGCCGACGGATGTCGATTGACACCTTCAAAAAAAGAGGGGAGGCGACCATGATGGTCCCTCCCCTCTCAGGTTCTTATAAACGCAGGCTCAGGTTACGCAGTAACTGAAATACACATCCAGTTTGCGGCTCCGATCTTAGGCCCACCGTCAATACCCGCCCCGATTTCAAGGGTGTAGGGAACTGTTGTGTTGAAGTCCTTCCACGTGTAGCGTCCGGGCTGAGGTCGCGTCCAACTCTGTCCCTTAACAAGTGAAGGGGTAGACAGCCAATTGTTGGCGCCGGATCGCACATTACCCATTGAATGCATGATCACTTTATTGTCTGGGGTAAATCGCTTGTATACCGTTACCCTGTCTCCTTCAGCATAGGCATATGTGGTCCCTGCAGTAATGGTAATTGTGTTGCTTGAGATGCTGTCGATGATTCTCTCCTCTTCCTCGTTGGCAGAATTTCTCAGAGTGATCCTGTCACCAGCAGTAAATTCTCCTGCATTCTCAACATCGAGAGTCGTATCAGAGGCTGCAGAGGCGGCGGTGAACTTTGTCTCTTCCGCATAAAGCCTGTTGTCAATGATGAGTTTGACGCCCGTTAATGTTTCAAATACGAACGTCCTGTCTGCTGACCTGCCAACAATGGCTGGAGATGCCTTAACCATTGTCTGAGTGTCTGCGGCACCGTAGAATTTCTCAAGCGTGTTGATGTTCATGTAGACTGCATCTACATTATGCCCGAATCTCGCCATTTCGTTCTTGGCGCCGATGATATCGGCAATAGGCTTGGCGTTGGCTGCCGTAGCCCACGTGCCAGCCGATGTCCATGATGGCGAACTTGTCACGTTCTGAAAATATTTTGCCGGGATTTTTGGGTTATAGGTATAATTAACGCCATACCTCGCCTCCGAATAAGTCCCGTTGACAACCACTTGAGCAGTGACATATTCGATGAGATTGTTCAGTCTCAAGTCGAGAAAGTTTAGAGATGCGGCAGCAAGCCCCTCACCCCATCTCTCCGTAGGCCTTGAAGGGTCAACCGCCTTGAGCAGCACTTCCTCGTCGAACTTAATAGCTTCACGCCAGTGTCCTGCCGTGTGCTCCTTATACCCAAAGCCAGGGATTGAGACTCTTTTATGGTCAGACCCGAGATTTACGGGATTTGTCCTACCAAAGGCTCCGTGATTAATAAGGTCTATCAAAACATCCTTATCCACGAGTTTGAAGGGTAAAAAGCTATCAGTCAGAAGGAACTGATCATCGGCTGGCTCAAACTCGTTGATGATACTGTCCATCGTGGACTGCCTGAAGGCCCTTGAATCCTTCAGCTTGATTAACTCCTGTCCAGTCATTATTGTTGTCCTCCTTAAATTGGTGGGCAACAGAGAACCTGTTGCCCTTATTTGGCTTAATTATTCTTGAGAATCCAGAAGCAACAGATTCTGGTTGTCGGCCTGAACGAAGTATGTCGTGTTGTTCACCTTGCCCTTCAGGAAAGTGCCTTTGACATACCCAGATACTGCAAAATCCGTTGAACCGTCGAACGTAAGGTCCTTCTGAACCAAAACTGCATTCGCTGACAATTGAGCACCGTCTTGCACAACCAGAAGATCGGTGGCTACCGGAGGGGTAGACCATGTTTCTCCCGTAAAAGTAATCAGGGTCTCCCCTGTCCCGCCCGACCCGGCAGCCCCAATGATATCGATTGTAAGCCCTTCGGCTGACAAAAGACCTGTGCTCACGTCGTAAAACGTAACGACATCGCCAACCGCGAATTTAACTGCATCCGCGTCTGCAATATCAACAGTAGCGTTGGTTGTGTTGGTCGGGTTGATAATGGGGGTGCTGTTCAGATAAGGCACAGCCTTAAACGGAGAAGTTGACCTCCTCGCATACAGGTAGGGCGCCTTCAATGTTACCTTTGCTCCGGAGGCACCTAACCTAGACCCATCTATCGTGATGGGGATAGCGGTGCCTCTTTCTCCAATCTGCGCTTCATCAGACCCCTGCTCTACGAGGGGCGTGCTGACGCCTGGATATTCACTCATTGCTATTTCCTCCTTTTAGAATTATTTGTTGTCAGACCTGATCGTTCCGGTGATGCGTCTTGCCAGTTCCTGCCCGTACTTCTCATCCTCTTCTTGGCTATGAGATCCGGATGCGTCGAACTTTGAGTCTCCAAGACCCACTCCCCTTGGCTTGCAGCCAAGCTTCGCCTCAAAGTCCTTCACCTTTGCAGTCATCGCTGCCGCATACGCCTTGCCCGATTCGCTTTCCGCCGTGAATGCTTCACCCTCTTTGACATACCCATGAAAATCAATCAACTGAGCTATGTCCCCGTGGATGGTCTCTGGGAGGCCAGACTCTGCCAAGATTCCGTCTTGAATAGCCTTCGCTTCGGCAGCCAAGCCCCTTTCTCTTGCAACAGCCAACTCTGCCGTCTGTTCGGCAAGCTTCTCTTTTTGCGCCTTGCTCACGATCTCCAACTCTCCGGCCTTGGCTTTGGACTCGTCCCTCTCTTTTACTGCCGTCTCATAGTCAGACTGTGACACCATCCCCTTGGTAGCCTCAGACTCAATGATTTTAACAGCGTCTTGAAACTTACTCCTTATTTCCTCCGCAGTCATTAGTTTTTCCTCCTTGTTGTTTTGAGATTTTATATTGCACGCCCATCCTTTAAAAATATCGTTAAAGTCGCTGCCGAACATCTCTTCTGCCTCACTGCTCCACTGTCCCATTTCCCATTCTGCTTCCATTCCCAATGCCTTACGATGCGACTTCAGATGGGAAATTACGCTCTGGCTGGCTTTCTTTCCTGACTGTGCTCCATGCGCGGCCCCCCACGCTGCAGACACACCCTTTTTGTGGAGATAAAGCGTTCCATCCACATAAACGCCGTCCGTATCCAGCTTTTCCGCTCCGCTCACCCAATGGTGAGGATAACCCCAAGTTGATTTCTTGCCCTCTTCTCCCATCTCGGCATGGGCAATCCTTGGCAGCTTAGATTTTTCGACGCCGCCCCAAGCCGGCTCATTCTTGGCGGTTGTGTCATTGTGCGTGAATGCGTCCATAGACAAGCCAGCCAGGTTCCCCGATCTGGCGTAATCTCCACCAATAATACTATCAAGCGTCTTGATCTCGTGAATCAACCCTGACTTAAGAGCATCCTTACTATTGAAAACCCTCGAATTATCTGTCTTGGACAAGGCCTCATCAGAAGAAATCCCGAGGTTTGTGGCTATACTGTCGATAAACACTCCGTACAGTCCGTCAATCTCTGCCTGAATAAGCCCCTTCCCCTCTGCCGAGAGGGGTTCTGCTTCTCTGCCCATCCCCTTATATCTGCCTTGATATATATAGGTCTTCTTTACGCCTTCCTTCTCGTAATATTTACTATAATCATAATGAGCCGCAATGACACCAACAGACCCTATCAACGCGGTCTCTGATGAAGCGACGATACTGTCTGCTGCGCTCGCGATCCAATAGGCGGCTGATGCCGCCATCCCGTCAACATAAGCTGTTATAGGCTTGGCCCCCCGGCTTTCATAAATGAAGTCCGCGAGTTCCTTTGTACCATCGATGGTTCCGCCGGGGCTGTCAATCGATAAGATGATTTGCTTCACGCTATCATCTAGTAGGGCTTTTTGCAGGTCACCCTTGACCAGTTCCATAGATGTTGCCCCAGATAGTTGAGTCATCATGTTCGCTTTTTTAAACAGCGGCCCTTGCACAGGAATGATGGCGGCACCGTTCCTAACTTGAGTCCTGTGAGAATAATCCATACCATCAAGGATGTCCTTCCCCAACTCTATGCCATGCATTTTTCTCCCCACAATGCTGTGTATCTGGTCCAACCAACTTGGGGTGATTGCCCATGCGCTCTGAGTAAGCATAGCTATAATGTTGCTGTATAATTGTGTTCCCACGTTAGTCTTCAAAGGTTTTTCCCATTCCTTCATCCCATTCTCCTAGTGACTTATTGTTCCCTTAACTTTCAGGTACGCCTGGACCCCTAGCCATACAACTGTTCCGATTACTGACAAGGCTCCTACGGAAAATGCGATCAACGCACTTTTACCCATGATATTTATGGACCATCTTATGCTTTCTATGAAGCGGTGATCATCATAGTGCAGCTGGGGTTCTACCCAATGACGCTTCATGTGGGATTCAAACGCCTGCTCGACCGCCTTCTCAACGGCTATCCTCATCTCATCATTGTTCATAAAGGAGCGGCTCCATCGTCAACTTTCGCCGGCGCAGCAGCCACCCCATACTTCTGGTCTTCTATGAATTTCTTGTCTCTCTCTAGGGTCAGGTCCCTGATTCCCATTGAACGGGCAATTCTCTCATTGCTAAGCCCAATAGTCTTCAGCCCCTCATGGTTGTTTCCAAGGAAGGCAGATGCCTTCTCATGCGGGTCCCCTTCAAACCTTACCACTGGTGTATTTATGCCGATGAGTTCTATCGGCTCTGCATCTATAAACTCTATGCTGGCATCATACCCTTTCTTGCCTGGTTTCCTTCTTACCATTGGTTTCTTGAATACCTCTGGCAGAAGACCAAATTGAGAAGCAACATAAAAACAGGATCTCAGAAGCTCATATTTCACAAAGCAAGAAAATTTATATTGCATATTTTCAATGTCAAGTTCCAATGGCGCCCGAGTTGATTGAATAGCAGCATGGCTAGTATTTCTGCTGTCTCCTTGGAACATATCGGTGGGGGATGATGCTCCTGCCCCCGCCAGGTTAAGGAGATCCCTATTCTCTCCATCCATTTTTTGAAGCTGTGGATTTTTAATGCTCAGCTTTACGCCCGGAGGGGTCATTATCCTGGACCCTGGCGTAAGCGCTCCAGAGAACCCGGCGGCCTTCTTCTCTGCAGGCGTCATCTTTTTATAAAGTAGCCATGCGAGCTTGCCTGTACCAGAGTCCTCGAAATCAAACTCCAAGGCATACGCTGCTTGAGCCTTCTTGTGGTCCAGTTGCCACTTGATAGCATTCCAATACATGTTGAGCGCTTCCAGTATCGCATATAGACTGGAAGTATCCCGCTTGTATTCATGTATCCCCGTAAGGTTCTTCCAGTGGAGGATGAAGCGTCGATAACCTCCGATCTTTTTATACTTGCCACCCTTCCCTAATGATGGGGCGGTCTTTTTTACATCAAAGACTGGTATGGTCTTTGCCACCTTCAACAGGTCTGGATCAAAGGCTATGTTGATGTCAGGGATTAATTCATTTTCCTTATATATGTAGAAGAGCGTTTCGGTGGCATCGTCAGGGTTGCTTATGAGTCCTGCCGATTTGTCTGTAGCATCCCCAGTGTCACCCTTGATGCGCCCTGGCTCCACCACCCGGATAGTCACTCTTCCCTCTTCGTCAAAGACAAGCAGCAAGAAAAGCTCGCCCTCCGCTTGCATACGGGTCATCAGCCCCGGCGCCCTCGAATACAATCTGTTTCTTCTTGAGTACCAGAGATCAAACAGAAATCGGCTAATGTCTAAATCGTCAGAGTAAACATCGAACCCTGACCCTGCGGTATAGTCAGACTTAGCGTTTACCGTCGCATTTATTGGCCCGAAGTTTCGATACTTGCTCCAACAGTGCGATTGCAGGGTCGCCCAGTCGTCCTTTGGAGGCTTTGAGTCTCCATCCGCCGTTACATCCTCAATGGATGGGTCAGATGTATAAACTGCAGCCGAGAAGGTTGATTGCCATGGAGCTGATGCAAGGATCTCCAAGGTGGGGTCAGACTGCACAATTTTATCAAAAATATCGTGCCCTACTTTTTCTCGTATTGTTATTTCTGATTCAGACATATATCCTTGTGATATAGGCGGTTTTATGGTATGAAAGATTATCTGGTTTGACTCAAGTCAAGCTGCATTTTCTTGAGGGCAATTGTGACGACTCCTCCAGCTAAAGCAGGCGGCTTCTCGCTTCATCGAGGGGCATTACTACACCGTCTCTCCACGAAGGCCCCGTCCGGGCCAGAATATTTATCGCGGCATTTACATCTCTATCAAGAGACAGTCCGCAACGAGGACAGTTATGAATACGAACAGCAAGAGATTTTTTAACAACTTCACCACAACCGGAGCATATCTGGGATGGGAATAAAGATCAAAGGGGACCCCAACGAAATAGAATACCATCAAGATATGGTTGATATCCTTTCTGATGCTTACTCCATAGGAATTTGGCTGGACTCAGATGCCGATTCATACCGCGAAGACTCTGTTCTCCTCCGGTCTCCTCACACATGCAAGACCTGTCGAGCAACCTTTGCGGCCCTCCGACACTTATCCCGTTGCTCAGAGCATGAAGGCCTAGAACTATTGCCAGGCTACGCACCGCAACAAAAACGATAAGCCCTCCTATCTTATAGTGCGAAAAACGAATTTTTGGCATCACACACACACTTATACCGTTATAACTATCTGTATTTATTGATTTTATTGCATGCAAAAAAAATAACACCACTTTTTTTGGCATGCCAAAAA